ATTATCCGAACAGAAAAAGAAATGCGGCAGTCAGAAAAAGAAATGTGTGAAATGTTAAAACAAATGTATGGAACAAATGAACAATCGCAAAAAGAATTGAGTGAGATGATAGGCCTGTGGGAGGAAATTCTGAATGCAAATCAAAGGGATTGAAGATGTGGCAAGGGTTGAGCGTACAAAAGCTGGAGAATTGCTAAATCCAGGAACAATTATGATTAGATTATCAGCGAACAATGGGGATGTATTGTATGTAGAGCATGGCGTTCGAGCGGAAAGTGGTTGGGTGAAATTTACAGCAAAACAGGGGGTGAACTCCAAGTATTTATTTTACCAGATTAGATACGGAATGGAAGAATTCTTACAGAGATACAAAACGGGTATAAATTTAAAGTTTGAGGAAGTGAAACACCTCAAAATCCGATTAGAGACGATGGAAAGACAGAAAAAAATAGTAGAAGCATTGGAAAAAGCGGATAGAAACATAAGGGAAGAAGAAAAAGTGATAGAAATGCTTAAGGAGTATAAACGAAAGTGTCTGCACCTGCTATTAGCAGAATGAAGATATAATAGGCGAGGAGGACGTATGGAAAAAGATAAATGGATTTTGCTAGAGGAAAGATTGCCGGAAAACAATAACTATATTCTGGTGTCATTTGAAAACTTCCCACATCCAGATGTTGGAAGATACGAAACGGACAAGGATGGAAACGGGTCATTTTATCCGGTGAACGATGATACAAGCTACATAGAATACGATATGTTCGTGAATGCTTGGATGCCGCTGCCGGAGCCATACAGGGAAACCAGAAGAAATGATTACAACTGAAGCAATCGAGATTGTGAAAGGCGGTGGAGTAGATAATGCGTAAAATCGTAGAAAAAAAGATAGCACCGAAGTATTTTGATGCGGTTATCCGCGACAAAAAGAAGTTTGAAATCCGCAAGGATGAGGATGATTTACAAATAGGTGATGCAGTTATTCTGAAAGAGTGGGACGGCGAGAAGTATACCGGGCGCGAGACCGGCAGAAACATCGTGTATATTCTGCGTGATGTGCCGGAGTACGGTTTGATGCCTGGATATGCGATATTTGGATGGTAAGGAGACGGCGTAAATGGCGATTGAAACATCGGAAATAAAGCATGAAAGAAGGGGGCAGCAGTAGTTGAAACAACCAAAGAAACCAACGAGAGAACAAAAAGAACTTATGACAAAAAGAGGATTGCGACCAGAAAACTGGATGGTGATCTTAGATAACAAAGCGGAAATGCAGATCATAAGCCGTCACTCCAGGCAAAGAAGAACAATAGAAAGAGGACAGAGAACAGGATGAGAGATGAAATACCGTGTAGATATTGCAAACAACGCTCTCCGACTTGCCATGCCAGCTGCGAATTATATGCAAAATGGAGAATACTACATCTGACAGAGAAAGAAAAAGAACGGAAAACGAGAGAACTAGAACGGATGATAGTAGAAAGAGAACAAACGGCAGTAAAGAAGATGATACACCATAGGCACAGAAAACAATAAGAATTACAAAGGGCAGCAGTACAAGATGCCGTGAAAAACGGAGGAGACTATACCATGGACAGCGGAATTGTAAAACAGTATGGCGCATTGAAACGGGAACAACTGGATATTGAATACAGAATTGAAGGGATAAAACAAAGCCTGGAGAGACTAAATCGCACGGAAACCATGGGAACGGTCTATGGCGGAGCAGGCGGGAAACACAGATATGAGGTGGAAGGAAACACGGAAGCGTATAGCAGATCAAAGACCGCACTGCTGGATAACAAATATAGGTTACAGCAGATCAACGCGCAATTGATCGATACGATTAACCAAGTGGAAGATTGCATCGCAAACGTGGCAAGTGCAGAAAAGCGCCTAATCTTACGATTGCACTACCAAGACGGGTTGAAGTGGCAGGAGGTGGCAGAAAGGATGGGGGCCGGATATACAGGAGATGCGGTACGGATAGCGGCATCAAGAGCACTCCGGGAGATTGACAGAAAAAATGCAAGGGAAAAATAAAAGTGTTCGGTTTGTTCGGTTCTATACGTGTTATAATGGTAACGTACAAAAATGTACACGGACAGCGTCACAGATGTGGCGCTGTCTTTTTTATGCCCTCTCTTGGCGCGTACCGACTGATTGTCCAGCGGTTCGCGCCTGATTGGAGAA